GATTGTCATGCCTTCCACTGTCATAACAAAGGCGCCAGTGCCTGTGGCGAATGCTTTTTCTACAAGGGCATTCGCATTCGGCCAGAAGTTCGTATCCAGGAGGACACCACCGGTCTGATCGTCATTACCGCACAGAAACTCTGCACTCCTCTCATCCTTGATAGCGACTCTTGTTTTGTCATTCAAAAGCAGTGTGGCCCAGTCCTCGCAAGCATGCTTAGGCATTCGCAAACTGGCGAGCTTGCGAGATTTCATGGAGCCATCAGACATAGCTTCGTTCACATTGTGGATACTTTCCACAAAGCCTTCCCACCAGTTTTTCCAAGTCTCGATGTAAGCATAGTAAGAAGTATCTATGCTCATGTTTTTCGATTCATTAAGGAACTTAGCAAAGTTCGCAATATTCATTTATGCACTCCTTTTTAGGTAAGAATGGTAATCTCGTTCGATGATATACTCAAAGGCATCCAGTGTATCAATGTCAGTGGTACCATCATCGAGCCGCAGGTCCTTTCCACCGCCTTTATCACTCCACAAAGCGGAGGAAAGCGCTTCCTTCAGTGTTTCGGCTTCAGGCATATAGAAAAACCGCCCACCACCCATAAGAATGGATGTTAAGCGGATTCTATCGTTGATAGGGATTTTCTTTGAATTATATATGCGGCCGGCCAACCAGGACAGACGGGATTTCTTTGCGGTAGATCTGATATGCTCGATCAAAACTTGCTCAGCGCTGTCGCAGAACACGGAATGAATCTCTCCATACCGCGAGAAGATGGTTTCTGCAAACAGCATAAACGCATTTCCTAAGTAGTCCGCATCCGTACCGTATGGCTCTACCCGTTGAGAAGCCAATGCAACGACTCCAGAATATCCTGGAAGGATTGCAGCTGCAACAAAGCTGTGCTTTGAATCATTACCGCCAAAGTCGACACCGATACAGATGTGCCAGGAATGAAGTTCTTTATCTGCAGGCCATGCAAAGCGGTTATCCCCAGAAGAAATGGCATTGGCAAAGGTTTTGTAAATAATGCCCTCAGCTGCTGCCCACTGGCCCAAAATGAAGCGGTTATAATAAACAGTACCGGCATATTCCTTTTTCAGCGCAGCAACAAATTCCGGGGAAAGATACGGGTTGTCGTCAATCGTAGAGGTTTGGCAGAACACATCAGCGTCGCTGTCTATGAATTTCTTAAGGAAATGCTGCGGATTATCTGGGTTAGCGGTGCCGTCGAAATAACTATGATCACAGCGCAAGCGGCTTTTCAACATCTGGAATACCGCTTCATTCCAGGTTGTCATTTCGTCACCGTATGCATATTCGATGGTCATACCCTGGATTCTGGCGACATGCTTTTTATTATCAGCGCCAAGGATATGAACTTTCCGACCAAAGATTTGAGCGGTATTATCACTGCTGATCGTGCCCACAAGCAGCTCGCCCCAAATCTCACGCATGGGATCCAGAATGTTACGGGAAAGCGTGCCCTGCGTATTTCCCAGCAGTACAGCAGCACCCTGGCCACGTAGAGCCATAATCCGCTTAGGAATCACAACCGCATAGTCAAGCCAGCTCTTGCCACTACCAGTAGCACCGATCTTGATATTCCACCGATGGTTACAGTTCTGCAGGTATTCCTGCTGCTTATTCGATAACCCCATCGATGCCTCCCAGTAACTCCTTGGCCTTGATCAGCTGATCTTCCACGGGATCCTCTTTCGTATTCTCACCCAACATTTCCAAAACGACCTTTGCAGCCTTGGCATCGCCGGATATTGCTTTTGCAGTCATACCAACGACCACAGCCATTTGATAGTCAATCTCAGATTCGTCAATACCTGCCATAACCATCTTGTTATAGGTTCGGGTATCCGTTACGGGAAGAGAAAGAAACAGATCTGCAGCTTCTTTCAGGCTCCGTTTCCGCCGACGAGCTGCACCGGATGCAACGCCACCCTTTGACCCACTTTCTCGCGCTTCGCTCCCGCTTCGGAATCGATAAGGGACAATATTTTCCTCACGTGCCACCCGTCACCACCTCTCAACACTCAACTTTCTATGGGTATAAAAATAGCGGCCAAGAGATGCTATCTCCTAGCCGCTTTGCATATTTCTGCACTTATATTATACCACAGATTGTCAAACATTTTCACCCGTCTATTTCGCAGACAAGAACTCCTCTTCTCCGGTGCTACCGTACAGGCTCAGGGTAAACGCTTGCAACGCTCTGTCACGGCGGCGGTAGATACTGGATGCTTCAAGTCCCATCTCAGCGCACAGGCGCTCCACAGAGCCTTTAGCGGGATAAACGAACAAGCGTTCAAGTATCTTCCTATCGTCCGGATGGAGCCGCTCCAGAGCTCCTGTGACCATATCAACGAACCTTTCCGCATTCAACAGAGCCAAAGCCAGCTCGTTACGCTCCGTGATATTGTTGATGAGAGCATCTTCACGAGCAGAGGTGCCGCCGCGGATGGGTGTACCATCAGTGCGGGCGCTGCGGATGGCGGTAAACTCTCCCTCAAGTCTGACGATTTCCCGGGGGATATTGATGGTAGCCATCCTCATGGCATCGAATCTTCTCAACTTATCCTTCGCTTCATTCTTCCAGTTCATGTTATACCCCCTTCTTCATCCGTTTCAGATCTACGCGCACAGCCTCTCTCATTGCTTCCCACCTGGCAAGGAACCATTCCTTCCAGTCCCTGCAACTCTTGTTTTCACAATTTGCAGGATCCTTCACTCTCACACAGGCTGTACAGGGGTACTGGCACTGTACAGCCTCATAACTTGCTTCTGTCACCACAACCACTCCATTCTCACCGATTTGACATCCAAACAGATGTTTGATATAATTAATATACTTCTGTGAGAGTGATTGCCTTAATATCATTCACCTCATATCCCCCTGCGGCCAGCCATTGCCGTAGGGGGACTTTCTTCTTTAGGAGGCCTGCTCCCGCTTGCTCTGCCTGCCAAGCGTCAAACGCTTGACAAACTCACGGAAGCGCTTTCTCTGTGCATACTTGTCCGCAGCGATCAGCGGAGAGTGTGCCGGTGCCAATACCGTACGCTGCTGCCGGTAACCCCGGCGGCTTCTTTTCTTGTGGTTGATTGCAGAACTCATTGCTTTTCCTCCTTCATTTGCTTTCCAAGCTCGAGCAGGGCATCTGTCATTTCGCCAAATGAACGGCAGATTTTGCCCGTTGTCTCTTTGATGCCTTCCAGCACTTCAGAGACCGCTCCAATGTGTTCCTTTAGGCCCACACTGTGAAGTCCCAGCTGATGATCTGCAAAAGCCACAACATAGGGAAAGTCGCCTGCTTTGTATGTAGCAATCAGCTTGGCTGCATTGTTGCGGGAGATACCTTCACCCATCAGCAGTTTCATAAAGCGCTTTCTTGTCACTGTGGAACATTCCACCTTTCTCATAAGAGATGGCTATGTTCTCACATGCAGCAAGTCCAATTTTCAGGACAAATGCGGTCTGCTTACCGCCGGTCAAACTCTTTCCAGGTATGATACAGCGCCCAGGCCAGCGGACTATGTACATAATCATTCCTGTGTGCCTTCTCATACATCTCAGCCAGTACTGTAACCGCCTTCCGGAGCGGTTCATATTCGACCGCCTTCGGACGTTCCCACACCACATTCCTGTCCTCATCCAGTACACGGATAACAACACCGTAGATCTCTCTTGCAAAGAAAAGGAAGTCCCTCTCCGGATTCTTATAACAGGTCTTCACCAAAGGCTTGTCACCGGTGCGGACGATCTGCTTCAGATACCCGCCACATCCACAGGCAGAATCATTGCAATGCACGATGTCAAAAACACAGGGTTTCATCTTCCGGTCAATGACAGCGATTCCACGGGACGGGATACCGAGACCTTCTAGACAGTCGCCAGAGAAGTGCTGCTCACAAATTTGGATGCTCATTATCAGTTTCCTCCACCGTGATCCTTGGCAACGGCTCGGGACTCATCTGGAAGGGCGTGGAGCTCCACTCGTTTTTCGGACCCAGTTCGTACCGTAGTGCACTCCAAATATCAGACCCCACATGAACTTCCGGAGGAACCGTTTCCGGTGTTCCATAAGGGCCAAAAGCAATACGCTGCATCGCCTTTGTCAACTCCAGCAGCGTGTCCCTGGTTTGGATCCGGCGGTCGAACAAATCGGGTCTGGCTTTATCGTGATTATAGCCAAGGAACGCAAGGCCGTTTGCAAGCTCTGAGTTCTGGCCCAACCGGAGGCGGAACCACTCTTCCACGGCTTCCAGCACGGTCCTGGCCTGCCGCTCATTCAGTTCAATGATGATCTTTTTTGCCATCAGCCTTCCTCCTTCGGTTTATACCCAGTCAGTTTACGGATTTCCGGCTGAATGTAAGTCTTAAACACATCAGCAATTTTCCGTGCCCCTCTCGGGTAATCCATTTCAATGCAGCAGGCAATGTCGTACTCGCTGCAACTACCGTCAAAAACAGTACCGTCAAGAGCCTTGTTGATTTCATCAAATGCCGCATGGTCATTTCTGTTACCATGGCAGGATTCTTCGATTATTTGGATTTGCGCATCTGAAAGCATTGCAAAGCCGTAATCGTCGTATTCTTTCAGCATGGCCATCAAGCTTTTGAATGTCGCATCTCCATTTACGACACTCCTATTTGCAATCTTGTCAAGGAGATAGAACTGATCAAATCTTGAGCATAAGTGAAGAAATGTTTCATGATCCGGGGTGGGACACCATCCGTAAGAATAACTTCCACAGTCAGACTCGATTGACAAAGAGTAATTCTTTGTATCGAAGTTGAACCTTGCCCATAAGCAGGAGCCATAATCACTGTCTTCGCGTTCCTGCCTGTAAGATACCGTTGTTATTTCCGGAATCTCGATCGATATTTTAGCCATCCAAATAACCCTCCTTCATAGCACGGCTCACCGGCACGGCCTTTCCATCATCATCCACAAAGGCCATTACTTTATTCCCCTCGACCTTAAAGCCAATCTTCTCCATGTATTCCAGCAGGAAGCCTTCTCCCTCCTTGGCATACCGTGCAGTATTTTCTCTGACTGCCTCCCGCAAACGCTCCTGGCGGATATTCGCAAATCCAAACACATCGTTCATCGCAACAGCACCCACATACTGTGCTGCCTGGGTGGCCTGCATTGAGTTGTCGTGGATATCCTTCTCCTTGGCGGTGGCACCGGGGATCTCCACAAAATAGAACTCTCCGGAAACCTCGATACCGTTTTGAGCTAGCCGGCGCTTGATCCGCGCCATAGCAAGTTCCGGATCTTCATAGAACTCCTTGATAAGCTCCATGAAAACGAGAGAGAACCGGACCAAGCTCTTATAGCCTTTCTTTTCCTTCTCATGCAGAGCCTTGCACAGGCTGTACATATAAACCCGTGCTGCGTGTTCTCGGTGATACTCGATTTCCGCCTGGTGCTGCATTTTAAGCCGCTCTGCATAGGGAATATCGGAGCGGTTCATCAGCGACCGGCCGCGGCCTTTCTTAGGCTTCTTTTTCTTCATTGTGCTCCTCCTGCTTTTCAACGGGAATCCACGAGAAGTTCTCGAAGAAGCTACCGTCCGCAAATCGAACTTCCAGCGGCCACACACGGGCCATGGAACCATCCTCATATTCCACCAATGCACGAGTGCTCCGAAACTGGAAGAACCGTGCTTTTTCGTCGTTCGCAGCAATACCTCTCGGAAGTACAGGATTTGCCGTGTTCTCCCATCTATGGAACAACGCCCGGCGGCCATTCACATAGCAGGGGCGATATTCCGCCACCTCAGAGTGAAGCGCAATCCTTTTGACTGCTTCCAAGAGTTCTATGTAAAATCTCTTTCTGGGCATAATGTTTAATTCCCTTTCTTACATATTTTGTCGGATGTGATCCAGCCGCTTTTTACTTACGGGAGGATTCCACCCGCAGCCACCGCAGTTCATCACAGTACACCGGCATTCATTATTGTGGGGGCAGATATAACCGCTTCCATCAAATGGGATCTGCTCGGTTTCCACCAAGACATTCATCAGCTTATATCCACCGCCCTTTCCGGAAACGCACTCGACCGGAACAATTCTGTTGATTGCCCGGATATCATCATAGATCGTCTTCCGGTCTGCAGTAATTCCGAACCGGCCTTCCAGCTCCTTAATGATCTCGCTGGATGTGATAACCTGCCCCACCTTTAAGATCCGTTCAATAGCTAAGAGCCGGATCTTCATATCGTCTTTTTTTGCCATAAGTACACCTGAAATCAAAATGCAATTTACACATGGTTTTGTAAGGGATTGCGCCGACACTTCCTTCTGTTCGGCGCAATCCGCATTTTCAACACACGAAAACCGCTTGTGTCACAACACTTTTTTGTAATGAAGCCATGTTCATTTACGAACTGAAAAAGAACACCGTATTTGAGCATACTTTTTCCGGAAATTAAGCCTAAGGGTACGGGGAATTTCGTCCACGTATTTACTCTGTCCAACGAAATCGGATAGGCCAAGAAACGAGAAAAGCTTAGAGCCACAACGGTATCCGGTTTTCAGAACCTGTCGGTTTTCGTCCCCGTGAAAAATTGTCAAAAACGGACATCTTTTTCCGTGCACGAAATAGTGTTATATACCCAGTTTTAACTGACCCTCCAGGGGGATTCTTTGTACATCTTCCGGATCCTTGCGGACGGGTTTTACCATCCGGATTATTGGCTGCTTATCCCAAGGCTTATTGAACATACCGCAAGCCTGCCACCGCTGCGCCCAGTCTGATGCCGCAGAAGATGTACATCCATACACTCTGCACTTGGTGAGTGGCCGGTCATTTGCGCGAACATGCTCGAGATTGGAGCACTCCCGGCAAGTGTGCCCTTCGCATAATCCGAATTGCCGATGCATCAGGTCAATTTTCCGGATTGCCATCCTCTAATCCCTCCATCACCGCGTAATACTCACTCATCTTGATGGGGATCATCCATTCCGCCGATTGGATCTCGGTTTGATTCCGGTCCTTAAGCAGCCCATAGATTTCATCACCGGTACTCCAAAGTGAGTATTCACCGCAACCGATATATGGCCAGTACCACAGGCTCTGTCGATCAAGCAGTGTCATATCCACTTTCTCAATTACCTCATGAGTCCAAGCGGCCTGCATAGGTGAT